AATAATCATGGAAATGATTGACGTTTTAAAAACATTAAAAGAAATTGAAAAAACAAAACCTGAACTGGTACAAGACGCAGTTGACAGTGTTCAAAAAATTAATCCAAAAGAAGTTGCTCCTCCGGGAAGAGAAAAGCAAGTAAAAGCATTAAAAGGAAAAGTAGACAATCCTTATGCAGTTGCTTGGGCATCTTACAATAAATCTAAAGGCAAAAAAGAAGCAATAGGTGAAAATTTTGCTAAAGAAGGCGGAATGTCAGACATACATATTGGTGCACAAGAAGCCGTAAGCGAATATGTTAATCAAGACGGAAACTTAGATAGACCAAAAGCAGATGTACTTCAAGATATGGCAAATAGAAAAGCAAAATTACCTTTCCCACAATCATATGAAATTGAAACTGCAATGAAAATGATACAAGATGATTTTGATGACAACGGTCAAGCAAAAGCAGAATA